GGGAAAGGTCGGCGGGGGCCGGAATGTGCAGCTTCTGGTTGGACTGCATGTTCGGACGGCCCCAGAAATAGCGGGCGATGCGGCCGATCAGTCCGCCTGCCAGCTGGGTGGCGCGGACCATGTTGTTCTGGATGTAGATCTGCTCCAAGTCGTTAACCGACCCGGTGTACCAGGCGTTCCAGACGCGGAAATCCTTCTGGGCACTATCAAACGGCTTGGGGGGCCACTCGGCACCGTGTTCTGGGAGCGGCACGGTGGCCTCCTATTCAGTTGTGCGGCAGAGGGGGACACGCCGCCCCGGGGAGCATGGGAGCCCGGGGCGGCGTGCGGGGAGGGTGGATCAGACGGCAGGGTCGACGGCGACGGCCGCGGCTGCCTCGTCGGCAATCGGGGTGTCCGAAACGACGGGTGCAACATCGGGTGCCGGGGCAGGCTCCGCGCCGGGAACCTCGACCGGTGCCTCAGCGACAGGGGCGTCAGGGACGACGACCGGTGCCTCAGCGACCGGCTCAACGACCGGCTCAGCGACGACCGGTGCCGGGTTGGCAACCGTCTGCAGGCCCACCGCAACGTTGTGCAGGGCAGCGACATCGGCCTTGAGCTCGGACAGGTCCACGCCCTGCGCGGCCTCCAGCTCAGCGATCTTCGCGTTCAGACCACCGATGCCGTCAGCAATCAGGCCGGTGTCCAGGGCAATTGCGTCGGTCAGGGTCTTGAGGTCTTCGGAAACAGACATAAGCCACTCCAAGGTGTCGAGGATGACAGGGGGAATCGGGAAGGGTGCGTGGGACTCGTGATGATGGCGGTGCTTCCGCCAGTCGTGAATGTTCAACGTCAGTCCTTCGCGCCGTCTCGGTGGCCACCATCGCTGTGGCGGCCCGGGTGGACGTGGAAAACCATCTGGTAGTACTCGGCGGCCAAGCCATGGACCATGCCGGCGGGGACGTGCTCAGACAGTGCTGTGACCAGGGCGGTGTAGGGGTGCGGGGACATTGCCCACTTCGTCAGCCCTTCGCCCTTGGTCCAGTAGTCGTTGAGCGCATGGGATGCGCCTACGCCGGGGTTGGTGTCTACACCAGCGGCCATATCTGCTCGATTCGGTTGCGCCGCACCTGGGGGACGCGGGGCACCGTCATGGAGCGTGTGCCGGTTCGCGGCTGTGGGGGCGCGGGAGGTTGGATGGGGGAGATGGTGTCGGCCACGTGCCGCAGGAACCGGCCCAGCAGGCTCAGCACAGGCACGCCATGAACGGCTGGTCCTCGGCCCGCTCGTTCCACTCGAGGTAGTTCCAGGGGCAGGGGATCTCCACCCGGTTCTCGTACTCGTCCAGCCATTTCTGGGTGACGCGCTTCTCCGCGTTGCGGGCTCGTCCGTTGCGCTGCACCGACTTGGGGGAGTGGCGGCGGCAACAGGATTCCGAACCGGCGAAGGTCACACCGAGCATGCGTGCCATGACAACCTCCGAACGTGTGAAACCCCGACAGCCCGGCGGTGTGTTCGCGCCGGGCTGCCTGGGTGGTATTCAGTTGTTTATTCAGTTGTGCCCCCAGCGGACTGGGGGACGCTATGCGGCTTGGGATGCCTGCGGGACCACGATGTTGACGTGCGGACGCCACCGCCGTTCGGTGGTTGTCACGACATAGCGGCCCGCGTCGAGGCTGTGATCCGCCACCTTGATCGGGGCGTCCTTGCCGTTGGTGGTGGCGGTGGTGTCCCAGGAATACCCGGTCACCTCACTGATCCACCCGGTGCACCGGTCGGACACCTTCAACTTCTCGGCAGCCAGCAGCGATGCGATCAACCGAATCCCGTACAGCACGTCATTGTTGGCGGCGTGAGACGGCATCCCGTCAGCCAGCAGCTGCACCCGGAACGACGCGGCGGCAGGGTCAACGATCACCGGACCCAGCGGGGGCGGGTTCACATCCTGCAGCGGGTACTCCGGGAGCCGTTCCGGCAGGTGAGGCTTGGCGAGCCAGTCCCGAACACCCTTGGACAGCTGACCGTCCGTCCACCGGGACTCACGGCCGTTCGCGGAGTACCGCCACTCATCCACCAGGTACAGGCAACCGTCCGAACCCAACCCCATCATCAGGGCCGAGGTGGCGTTGGTGGTGCCGTAGTCGATTCCGGTGCCAAAGAACTCCACCATGGGGGGCAGCTCAGACCAGGGCACGACGTGCTTGTCCGGCTCCCACATGTCGTAAATGGCACCGTCTGCGGCCACCCACTCGCCCAGAATGAAGCGGCGATACCACAATCCGGTGTACTCGCCCTTGATGGACGCCTTGTACTTCTCCGACAGTGACGGGTTGTCGTCAATGGTGAAGTGGATGCTGACCCAGTCAGCAAGCTGCTCCGCGCCTTCCGGGCTCATCGTGCCCATGCGGTCCAGGTAGTCGGCCTTGAGCCAGTGTGTCGGGGAGTCCGGGTTGGTGGTGCCGAACAGCTGGGCACCCTCGACGGACATACGGCCCAGCAGCTGCTTGAAAAACGACACGTCCAGCACCGTGACCTCGTCACAGAATGCCAGCTGGATGGTCATACCACGGATCTTGTTTTCCGACTTGGCGTCGTTCGCGCCGATCACGTGGACCGTGCGGCCAAAGATTTTCGCGGTGGCGGCACCCTGCTTGTAGTGGACGTGCTTGGCGAACACCTGCAGGGCCGGGATGGTCTCGATGGGCTCGAAAACGTTACGGTAGATCGCATCCCGGTTCTTACCGACAATCACAATCGCGCCCATGGTCCCGGCGGTTGCGATCTTGTGCATCATGATCAGCAGCCACGAGAACGTCTTGCCCGCACGGATGGAGCCCTGGAAGATGTTGACACGGCCCTTGGCTTGCTTGACTGAGCGGCGTTGCTTCTTGCTCATGCCGATCAGCTCTGCGGGCGCGGTCATTCGGGCTCGTCGGGGACGCTGTTGATAATGGCCGTCATCAGCTTGTCCAGGGCGTCGCGGGCTTCCTCGTCGGAGTCGGACAGGCCGATCTGCTCGAGGCCCAGGTACTTGGCGCGCTGGGCCATGATCTTGAGGACCCGGTCCAGCGCTTTTACGTCACCGCCGACAGCATCGGCCCAGACGGCGCGCTGGAGGCGGTCCAGTCGCTGCAGCTCCATTTCCACGACCTGGGTGGCCGGTTCGTGGGTGATGTCCTCGATGGCGTCGGCCGCCAACCGTTGGACGGTGGTTTTCGGGATGTCCAGTGCGGAACTGATTTCGCGGATGCTGGCACCGGTAAGCCGCAGGTGAAGGACCTGTTCCTGGCGCTTCGCGCGCTCGATGGCGGACTTCCCGGTCTTGGCACGTGCCATGCGGGGCCTCCTGTTTCAACTAGGGACCTGACACGCCTGGTGTCCGTCGGTCCTGGTCGAGGGGTCGCTGCGCCGTGCGGGTAGTCGGGGTGGCGGGCGAGGGGGTTGGTGCCCCGGCCGGGTGCTTCGCCGCCATCGTGTGAATGGTGTGGTGTGCGGGAGCGGTCCCGGCCGGGACGTGGGATGCCCCCAGCTCAACCGCGGACGGGGTGGCCCTTCGTGGGGGTGTGGCCGTCTCATCTATTGGCGGGAGCTGGGGGCGGGTTTGTGCGGCAGACTCGGCCCGGCAGTGTGTGATGGGGTGAGTGTCCGGGGGTGTGCCGCAAGCATTGGGGGCGGGTCCGAAACCATCGGATCAGGGCTACCTCGGGGGTGTTCACGCCCCGGAGACAGACCCGCCAAGTAGTGGCCCCACGGGTCCAGGCGTCCGATGAGGGACCGGCAACCGTGGGGCGCGACAGCAACTCAGGTGCTGCCATGTATGAGAGCCTGGATACAAAGCCTCCAGGCTGGGCCACGTGTCGGCAGAGGGAATCGAACCCCCCAGGCCCGCAGGCGGCGGATTTACAGTCCACTGCGACCAGCCAATAGTCGACCTTACCGACAGATGCCCACGCCTTGACCTGGTGAAAGTCAGCGGGCGGGGGTAGCACATGGTGTAGCAAGTGCTAGGCAGCTGCTACGGGTATTGCTGGCTCCGAGACAAGGATTCGAACCTCAATAGCCGCGCCCAGAACGCGGAGTCCTGCCATTAAACGATCTCGGATTGAGGCCGCGGCGACACGCCCAATCGGGGCGGTGCCATCGCGGCGAAGCTGACTCCACACGTCTGCAGCAGCGGGCCAGCGTGACGGTTCCGCGCCCACCCTTGGTAGGCCCCACCGTCAATGCTCAGGGGTTGGTGCCGAACACCCCAGCGGGGTCCCCGGTCATCACTTGCTGGTGCTGGGCGTCCGCGCGGGCTGCCAGCTCCCGTGCACGCGCCTGCAGCGGGATGCGGTACTCGCGGGAAGCCCACCACCCGGAAAGTCCGGCAGCGACCACTGCGGCCCCGGCGTCAGCCACATGCAGCTGGGCCAGGGACGTGAACGTGGACAGGGTGAACAGGGCAGCCAGGACGACGGCGGTGTTCAGACGGCGCTTGCGGCGGGTCTCCGGGTCCGGGTGGCTGTAGAAGCGCCGGACCGGCGGGTATCCGTGCTTCCCGGCCAGGTACAGCAGCGCAAGGGGAGCCACCAGCAGGAACCCGGTGCCCAGCAGTAGGGGCCGGATGACCCCCGGCCGGCGGGTGATGGTGACGCGGTATGTGCCCATGGGGTCAGTAATAGCATCCCAGTGGGTATTTCCGCAGGTACCAGGGCTGGGGACCTATGGCTGCACGCCAGCTAAGCCGCCTCGGGCCGCCCACGTGAGCAGTCCCCCAGCCTTGTACCCGTGGAGGGACTCGAACCCCCAACCTTCGCGATCTGAGCGCGACGCCTCTGCCAATTGGGCTACACGGGCATGCATCCTGATTACGCGCAGGAGCCACGCGGGGGAATCTGCATCCCCAAGCTGGTGGAGGGCTTCTCACCCTCCCGGCCCGGTTATTTCACAGGCTAGGCGCGGAAGACGGAGGTGCCGCCCCCCAACGCGCGAAGCGTCCACCTGGTTTCGAGGCAGGGTCAGCCAGCTGGGCTGAGTCATCTTCCGTAGCCGAGTGACGCTCCGGCGTGGCGGCCATAGCCTTTCGGCGGGCAGTGCGGCCCAGCTTGGTGGGCAGCGCACCCCGTACGGGTAGCCACCGCTTCCCGGCACAGGCCCCGGGCTGGTTGGTAGGGGTGGTCGGACTCGAACCGACGACAGCCCGGGTTATGGGCCCGGCGCTCTACCGACTGAGCTACACCCCGTCAAAACTCGCGTGGTCGGCCAGCGGACGACCGAGGTATCTGCAGGTATTTGTAGTTGTCTCGTTCAAGGGATCTAGTTCGTTCCCCCTGCAGGGGGGGACGGTCTCCCTCTGCAGAGGGAGACCCCGTCATCCTCTGTGGGGGGAGACCCCTTGGTGGCTGCCCGAGCAGGACTCGAACCTGCGACCAACGGATTAACAATCCGCGGCTCTGCCAACTGAGCTACCGAGCAATGGAGCCCCAAGACGGAATCGAACCGTCGACCTATCGCTTACGAGGCGATCGCTGCTACCACTGAGCTACAGGGGCGTAACAAGTTTGGGGGGCGATCCGGGTTGCTCATCCCGGTTTCTCAGTGACGCGGTCGCCCGCCGCATTGGCGTACCCCCGACAGGACTTGAACCTGCGTCTAGGGAGTAAGAGTCCCCAGCTAAACCATCTCAGCTACGGGGGCATGTCATGTGTGTCACCAGCAGGGATCGAACCTGCGACCTCCCGAATTTCACTCGGGTGCTCTACCAGCTGAGCTACAGGGACATAGCCCACCACCGCGCGGGACCGAAAGGTACGGCCCCGCACGGGAGGTGGAGGGTGATGAGAGGGTTACTAGCCCTCGACCAGGACGGGAAGCACTTAGTATAAGTTGCTGCCTGGTGCCACGATCTGGCTGCTAAGCCACGACTGCCGAGCCCTACTTGCCGCTAAGCGTTCAGCTGGCTGACCTCAGCACTTGCCGTCGGTCGCCCACAAAACTCCGTCTAACCGTGCACATTGCGCGCCGCGCTCCGAAAGCACGCACACTCTGTCACCATCGGCACCAGCCGCTAAGCCGGTGCTTTGTCGCCAATGCGGAGTTGAACCGCTCCTGCCCACCCGTTGTGGACCGCTCTACCGTTGAGCTATAAGGCGTTGACTCCCGCGTCAGGACTTGAACCCGAAACCTCCCACCCCTCTGGTGGGTGTTCTGCATTGAACTACGCGGGGCATAAGCGGCCGTCAGACCAGATTTCATGGTCACGACTTCCGCCAACGGCTGGGAGCCTAACAGGACCGATGCGACAGCAGTGTTAAGCCAACCAACACGGCAGCCTCGGCATACGCGTAATTTTGCGCAACAGGGTGGCGGTTACGCGGGCAGTGAGGTACGGTCGTTCCAGATTGCATGACAGACATGCAAAGCCCGAGACCTGCACCGCCCGAAAGGAATTGACATGATGAACCGCATACTTGCCACCGCCGCAGCCACCGCCATCCTCACCCTCACAGGAGCCGGATGGGTAGCAGTCGCCCAGGCCGACCCCATAAGCGACCAGTGCGCCAAGGCCACCATCCCCACCGCAATATGCGACGGCCACGGAGGCGTCATCCCCGGAGGCCAGGTGACCGGAGACAACGACAGCCCCGGCGTCGGCAACGTCAAGCAGGTTGGCCCCACCAAGTACTTCAACGGGCTCGGCCCCGACGTTGTCTACGGCTACGACAAGGACCAGCCGCTCAAGAACCCCGACGGAACCAACAAGGTCGACGCCCAGGGCAACCAGATGTACGCGCCGATCATGGGCCCCGGCGACCCGACGTACGGCACAAAGGCCGGCACCGAGGCAGGCAAGACCGACGCCGACGGTAACCGTGTCGTCAACGAAGACGGCTACCAGTTCGCTAAGTAGTCCCACAGTCGCGACAGGCGGCCCG